GGATTGACCACTGTCTTATTGGAGTGGTTCAGAATCGGTCGCCAGGTGGATTGACGATAGACCTCCTCGCCCTTTCTTATTTCCACTGTGCATTCAACTGAGGCGCTTCCGTCCGTATAATAAAGGACATCTATAAGCCCAGGACGGTTATCGGGTCGCTCATGCTTCGTGTATTCTCGATGACTGTCAGGGAAGTGTTCTTTCAAAACTTTCCACGCTACTGCCCACTTCAGGTAAGCTAAGTCAGTTCTTCCGATATTTTTCCACTCCACCAGACCATTCTTGAATAGGTTAACTTTCTCAAAAGTGTCATGCACTTCTTTGGCTAAACTCATGTCTTCTCCGTTATTGTTAGGCGCTTGCTTGGCGCTCCTTCCTTTATATAGGAAGCGTGTATATTTGGATAGTCTTTCTTGAAGAGGGATTGCTTAAATCCCTTTCGACCTTTGCTCGTTTTATAGCTAACTTTGAAGTTATCATTTTCAGCGGCTCCGTGTCCGTCGAGAAGCTGGATGATTCGATTCTCAACTCTCTTTCTTTCTGTGGTTGCGTCGTCCGCCTTTAGCTTGTGCTCTAGTCTTAACTTTACAAGCCGGACAAACTCTTTCGACGATGAATCAGTTAACTTCACCGGTCCGTCTTTATTGATTGGGAAACTGTCCCTGCATGATTCGGTATGGTCGACCGGTGGCACACTCTCGCCCTCAATATAGCTTTTCCAGAAATCTATTAACTTTGGAGCGTGAACCTTATCGTACTTATCCACCGTGTCAGCGGGGTTGGACATTTCCCTCCAGTCTATCGAGATCCTGGCAGATGCCCTCCCGTATGGGTCGCCAGACTGAAGACAGTCGACCAGTGACGACCAAGCGCCAAAACCTGCGGATGCGACCATGAGAAAATTTCTTAATGCAGCCTTGCCGCTAACCTTCTCGTATAGCCAGGAGTAGTGAGTTAGCTGTGACCAGTAGTCCGCTCGTCTCCAATTAAATCCACCGGAAGAATTATCAAAAGTCTTAAACTCTAAAACTCCCACCAACTCCCCCTCGTCATTCATAAGCAGGCGATCAGGGGTTCCATGAATAAAGCTAAAATCAGGATGCCGGATTACGCTATGCTCTGGAGGCAGTTCGACCATATGAAGTCCGGTCTCTGATTTGAATATCTCACTATATGATTCAAGCAGAGGGTCTTCACTTATAATCCCACGGAGGAGCGGTCCATCTAAAATTGGCGACTCCTCCAGTGTTCCACTCAACGCCTTCCTGATTTTGGACCAGACGGAGAAGGGTCCATTGTACGAACTGAGCCCTAATATTGCGCAGGCGGCAGTTCCGCCTATGCTATCCTTCGGGGGTGCTTGTTTGCTTGCTTGGCTCAACTTATCCCTCCATCAAATCAATTCGACCCATCTTGGACTCCGAAAGCAACTTGTTGTCCTGCTCTCCAAGCAGCACCGTCACGCTGGTCTTTAAATACCCAGCAGCCTCCGAAATCGCTGAAGCCTTTGAATGGGAGTTAAGCCTCAACCACCAGTCGTAATTCCTTCCATAATCAGCAAGGTTTTCAGTCAGATCATTGTGGAGAGTTTTAATGTCTCGATACCCAAGGGAAGCAATCCTGATCTTTATCCTCTGTTCTACTGGATCCATAAGACCTCCTATACAGTTATTAATTAAAACCCTGTAAGGGTTTAAAAAGTAAGTACTTTTCTTTGTACTGTAAAGAATCTTTAGCATGGATTTACTTTATTTAAAAGCAATTTATTCGTTTTAAAAGTGTTTTATTTTATTTAGTCTTAGTGTATAAATCCAGAGCACCTAATGCAGGAGGACCAATTGAGCGGAATAGTAAATCAGTTTGAGTATGAAAATCGAGTAATCGCGCAGGCGTTTACATCGGGTGACTTAACTCCATTTCTGTCATTGACCCCTGACTGCTTTACTGACGAGCGATCGTCTAATATCCACCTTGCCATTCGGGAACTAACTTCAAAGTCCGTCGACATTGATCCAGTCAATGTCTTCGAGTGGCTTCAGTCTAATGTCCGAAACCCTGAGGGGATAGAAAGTCTTTTCGAGCGAGTTGAAAGGGGGGAGCAGGGTGGTCCGTGGTTTGCTAAACTTTGCGACATGCTCCAAGAGGCAGCGATACATCGGGACATTTTAAGGCAGATTGATACGGCAAAGGCGGAGGCGCAGATGGCGCCCAATGCAAACGAAGCAAGGCAAACCGCAATCGGGAGAATCCTTGCGCTCAATGAGGTTAGACCGGACGAGTGTATGAGTACAGGTCTTGAGGGTCTCAGGGAGGTAATTGGTGAGTGCGAAGTAAACTTTAAAAAGTCGCCGGAAGAAAGAGCCAAGCCAATCGGGATCCCTACGGGATTTGCCAACTTGGACCGAATCTTAAACGGATTTCAGGACGAAAACCTTTATATGCTTGGGGCTGGGACTAAGCGAGGAAAGACTGTGATGGGCTGCAACCTTGCAAGGAATGCGGCTTACAGTGGAAAGCGTGTACTCTATGTCAGCCTCGAAATGAACGCCAAAACTCTTATGCGAAGAATCTTGAGCGCCGAGAGTGATATTAGTCCAAACCTTATTCAGAATGGAATGCTTGAGGATTGGCAGTTAGATCGGCTAACGGAGGGAGCGAAAATCATGAAAGGCTACGCTCATCGGATTAAGATTTTGAATCAGGCGGGGTTAAGCACATTTCAATTGGCCACAATTATCAGGCAGATGAAATTAGCGGATGAACTTGATTTTGTGGTTATTGATTACATGCAGCTTCTTAGACATGAGGGCGGGCATAGTCGGGAGCGTGAGGTGGCGCAAGTAAGTGAAACTCTTGTAGCGATAGCGGTGACAAATAAAGTTCCGATTCTTGCGCTCACGCAATTGAATGAAACTGGGCAGATTCGAGAAAGTCGTGCAGTCGAGCATAACGCAAGCGCATTTATGAGAATCGAGTATCAAGAGGACGCATGGACGGAAGGCGCAGGCGATGTGGAGTGTCGCCTGAATGTTGTCCTGAACCGACATAATTTACCCGACAGCTTTTTGATGAGCTTCAGGCGTGCCTACCAAAAGTTCGTCGAGTAACATTGATGTTTTTATGAGGATGGGTAATATAGGGGCATGGCTAAAAGAAACTCAGATGAAATTACTAGGCCGACTGACGAAGAGCGGGAAGCTCGGATTGATCAAGCGGAACTATTGACGCTCCAAGGTTTGTCTAGGCGAGAGGTTCAAAAACTTCTTCGAGATAAATATGATGTGTCTCTTCGAACTGCAACCAGATACGTCAGCGCTGCATTTTCTCGCTGGCGTGAATCGGCGCTCGAAGAGGATGGTCGGTCGGTAGGCGAGCGGCGCAAAGAGCATGAGCGAATGATTCGTCTAATCAGTGCGAAGGCTGCCAGGGATGGAAACCTGAACCTTCAATTGAAAAGCGTCGACATGCTTATGAGGCTATACGGGACTTCCGCCAGCAACCGTGTTGAAGTGACCGGCGCAAATGGAGGTCCAGTGGACATGAGATCCGTCAGCACAAAGGATCTGATTCGGCTTGTCGAGGACGCAGGGATTGAGTCCTGAAACTGTAAATCCTGAGCAACTGGAGGCATTGGTCGAACTTAGTCGCCGAAAACTTCAGGGCAGCCTTCACTGGTTCCTACAAAGGGCGTGGCATTTGGTGGAGCCTGAAACTCCTTTTGTGGACGGGTGGCATCTTCAAGCAATCTGCGAGCATTTGGAGGCAGCGTATCGTGGGGAGATACGGAACCTCGTTATAAATATGCCACCAAGACACTGCAAGTCACTTTTATGCTCCGTCTTTTTTCCAGTGTGGACCTGGGCAAACTCTCCATCCAAAAACTGGCTTTGCAGCAGTTACAGTCATGGGCTGGCTGTGCGCGATAGTCTTAGAAGCAGACGAATTATTCAAAGCGATTGGTTCAAGATGCGCTTCCCGAACTGCGCCATTGCTCCAGACCAAAGTCAAAAGGGTCGATACCAAAACTTGGGCGGCGGGAGCAGAATTAGTACCACCGTTCTTGGTGCAGCTACAGGTGAAGGCGGTGACTTCATCTTAGTCGATGATCCGCACAAGGTTCTTGATAGCACCAGCGAAAATGCAAGAAGAGGAGTTGCAGACTGGTGGAATCAGACAATGAGCACAAGAGGCAATGACCCAAAGACGGCGGTACGAATTGTTGTGGGGCAGCGAGTTCACTTTGGCGATCTATGTGGAGTTCTGGAGGAGCAGGGCGGGTACGAGCATTTGATTCTTCCGGCTGAATACGATGGGAGAAATAAGTCAACTTCGATAGGTTGGAGCGACCCACGGACAGAGCAGGGGCAGTTACTTTGGGAGGAGCGTTTTGATCGTGAAGGGATTGATAATCTAAAGAAAGTTCTTGGGAGCTATGCGGCCAGCGCACAACTACAGCAGTTGCCGGTCCCGCAGGAAGGCGGAATGATCCAAGGCGGGTGGCTTCAGTACTTTAATTATAAGCCTGAGCAGTTCGATCGAATTGTCCAAAGTTGGGACACCGCTTTCAAAGGTGGTCCAGGATCCTATGTCTGTGGACAGGTGTGGGGCTGCAAAGATAACCAATTTTACCTTATTGACCAAGAGCGAGGACGATGGAGTTTCAGCGAGACGATTCACGCCATTGAGCGGCTGACTGGCAGGCATCCAGACTGCGACGAGGTTTTAATTGAGGACGCAGCCAACGGTCCAGCGATAATGGATACGCTTAGAAGTTCCCTGCATGGAATAATTGCGGTCCGTGCTGACGGAAGTAAGCAAGCGAGACTTTCGGCGGTCAGTCCCCTTTTCGAGGCGGGTCAGGTGTGGCTGCCAAAAGATGCACCATGGATCACAGACTTCACTTCCGAACTTCTTCAATTTCCTTATGGTCGAAATGATGATCAGGTTGATGCGGCATCTCAAGCGCTCCGACGGCTAAGAAAGCAGTCAAATAGTCAAATTCTAACTCCTCGTCGTAGGCTGATCAGATAGGTAGAAAGACGCAGGCGCTTCTGGTAACTTCTTTAAAGCAAACACCTTGGAGACATTATGGTCGAGCAATTAAAGTCAAGCAGTCCACTGGCGAGGCGACTCGGAACTCAAATGATGCGGCTATTCAAAGGCTCCCCAGAAGTTATCGCATCGGATTTCACAAGTCGAGAGACTGATTGGCGTGCGACTACCGCTGGGGACAGCGCGACCGAGCGGAGATTTAGGCGTGCCAACCAGACGCTTCGGGATCTCAATCAGGATGCTTATGATAGATCAAGGAGCAGTCGGTATAGTGACTTCAGAGAGATGCGAGACGAAGTGCCTGAAATGGCGACGGCACTGCAAGTTCTAACTGACTTTGTTTTTGGCGGTGATAGCGAGCAGCGAACTGAGATAATTTTCCATGAAGATGCGAGCGATGATTATCGGTCGGTGGTCGAGGCGGCATTTCAGTCAGTTGGATCACAGCAGTTTTTTATAGATGTCTTCAGGGAGGCTACGTGCCTCGGAGACAGTTTCTCGGAACTGATATATTCGAAGAGTGGATTGATCGCCGAGCGACCTTTGCCAGCAGACGTAACTGATGTCGTGACAAATAAATACAGCCAAGTTTCTGGTTATCGCGTAACCACAGGCAATACGCTCCAGAATAGCAAGACGGCAGTGCTTTTGAATCCAATCCAGGTGCTTCATTATGCGCCAGACAAAATGAGGGGTTCAAGGTACGGGCGCTCAATGTGGGCGACCGCCAGAAAACTGTGGCGGCAAAGCGAAAGCGCAGAGGACGTCATGAGCCTTCTTTCACTTCTTCAGGCGGCGGCAAGGAAGTCGGTTGCATATCCAGTTCCAAGCAATTTAAGACCAGATCAAGTTGACGAACTCATGGAGTCACTTAAATCGGGGTCATGGACTGAGCAGGTGTTTGACCGAGACGGGAAGATGAAGCGCAGGATTACGTCGATGCTTGCCATGGATGATGTCGTGTATCCTTACCGAGAGGGAAGTGAGAAGCCGACATTCCACAATGAGCAGCCTGCTAACCTAACTCAACTTGTGGATGTATTGAGATTTCTTCAAGATCGGTTTTTTATCGTGACGGGAGTTCCAGCCGCGCTTTGTGGATTCGAGAAAAACGTTTCAGCAAGAGCAACCTTGGAGCAGCAGGGGTTGCAGTTTGTGCGGACCGTAAGGCGAAAGCAGAGCGAGGTTAAGTATTTGATTGACACAGTTATGCTCCGAGGCATCGCTGCCGCTGGGTTAACTCCAGAAATTAAGTACACTGTCAAGATGCCGCCAGTCAGCGCATTTGATGAAAAGCTAAAGGCGGAAGTTTTAAAGATTAAGTCCGACGCGGCTAAAGTTTTGGCTGTCGACCTTGGACTGGATATGAGGTTTGTGCTCCAAGATGTTCTTGGATTAAGCGACGAGCGAGCCAATGAATTAATGACGGAGGCTCATCTTGAGTCGGGTCAAAGTGCCACAGTTAATGATGTTGCGGCAATGATAAATCACTTGGAGGAGGTGGCAGATGATGCCCTTGCAAAAGAGTCGCGCCGCGAACTGCGAGACGGGGAAGTGTCAGACGTCTCAACTACATCGCTCTTCAAAGATAGCGTCTAAAGTTGAAAGCATTGAAAGGTGGGCGGGGAGACTTTCCCTAACTGAAAACACCAGTGACGCAAGAGCGTCAACTCAATCACTTCGAAGCAAGTTCATGACGCAGATGAGTGGCGCCTTTACGGATTTCTATTTAACAGTTGACGGATCGTCGACGAGTCCAGCCAGCGTAATGGACGCAAAGGTTTCCAACGCAAGATCAAAGCTTCAGGCTAAATTTCGGCGTAAAATTCAAGACAGCTTTCTGGATGCCTTCAATGCTGGAAGTTTAAGTCGAGGCGGACGGGGCGCAATGTCTGCCGCTGAAGCGAACAAGGCTTTTCCAGGATTTGAAGATATGGTCGACGAGCAGGCAAGGTTCGCGAATCAGTTTGTTGGGCAGCTTAGCAATGGTCAGCTAAATAAGCCTGGACGTATGGCCGTAGCACAAAGACTGAAAATGTACTCGAACGCAACCACGGCGGGATTCAATGCAGGCGCAATCGCAGCCGGACCAAAAGATGAGTTAATATTCTGGAGGCTTGGAAGTTGCGATCACTGTGTGGACTGCCCAGTTCTTGCCCAGTCTGGTCCATATACAAGAAGCACTCTACCCACGCTGCCAGGGCAAGGTCAGACAATTTGCAAAACCAACTGCTGCTGTCATCTTACATTTGTCCCTGGTCCGGCGCAGCCGGAGCCGCCTGAAGACATAGTTAGCAGGTGGGCGAAGGGTCCAGACAAAGTTCCTGGATTCAATACTCCAAATCCAGAGCAGTTGGCTAAATTGAGGGACATGGAGAATCGGAAGAACTATGTACGACGCAAGATCGCAAATACTCCCGAAGGTCCGGCAAGAACCAGTCTAATCCAGCAAAGACGGGCACTTCAAAGACAGGTGAGGCAATATGCTGACAGCAGCGGGGTACGGTGGACTCCGGAGTTTTCGGTGGGGGAGGTTATAACCGGACAGGACATAACTAGGCGAGGGATTGACGACATTTTCTTAAGAGGTATCGACGGGACCACAATCTCGAAGGGTGACATAAGAATGATTGACGCGATGGTTAAGGATTCCAATGAAGCGCTCCTAAAAAGCGCGGCAAATTATGGGCTTCGAGTTGGACCCGGTTCGGCGGGATATTCCGTAGACGTGAGGACAAGATGATAGTTGAGGTTGGGGCGCGGCGGATAATTAATATCATTGGCCCATCAATGGTTAAGACGCTTCAACTGCGACTTGACCTGCTGTCAATGATGGCTTCAAATAAGGATGATCCATATCAGGTAAATGTCAGCCCTTATGATGACGACGGGGCGAGCATTGCAAGTGCCTCCGGCGTATGGATTGCGGGACGTTCTGATGAGGTTGAAAGGCTTCTTTCGGATATGCAGAAAGATGGAATGACCTTTCAGGTTTCGGAGGTGATGCTATGAGGGCTCTTATCTTGAGGCTCATGGGTTGGAAGCGCTTCCTCTATAGTGGAGTCTCCATTTTCCAGAGAGGCGCCTTAATCGACCAGACTGTGCTTGCCAGGGCTATTGATGAAACTGACCGCGTCCGAGTTTGGTGTGCAAGCGAATCACTGACAATTATCATAGAGGACTCCAACTTTTCGGGGCTTTACGATCGCAAGGTCAGGAGCGAGGTCGTCAGATTTAGCGGCGGATGGCTAACCAAAAAGTCTGCAACGATTCGAGTGGTGCACTCACTTGTAAATCACACTCGAATGGTTGAGCTTCTTCGGGAGGTTGGTCGTGTCGATAAAGGGTGAAATTGAGAAGCAGGTAAGGCGTCGACAGCGCGGAATGAAGATTCGCACGAATGACCAGTTCTGGAGGGGGCTCTCTTTAGTTTTGGTGGTGGCGAATGATGGCGGAACTATAACTGCACAAGATATTGCAAGCGGGCGTAAGTCGAAATATAGCTTTAAGGGTTTTACGGGGCAGGCGCTTATAAGGGTGCCGAAGGTGTCTCGTTTTGTTGGGAGCTTAATTGACCAAGCGTGGGCAGTTGTAGGAAATCGAACTCTTGGGCGTCCATTCAGGATAAAGACTGCGAGGGAGTATTCAAAGACCGCATCATCAAAAGAGGACAAGGAAAAGATCCTTTCTTGGGTGTTTGCCCTTCGGCAAGGCGAGGAGCCAAGAAAATGATTAAATTAAGCGGCGAACTCAGTGCAAGCCAAAGAGACGAGTTAAGTTCCAGCGCATTTAAGGTTCGATCGCTATTCGCTAGCGGACGGGCGCGGACGAAAGAGGAAAGCGGCGAGCAGGAGAGGCGTAAAAAAAAGCAGTTCCTCGTAAAGGGGCGGATCCATAACGGTGTGGTTCTGTGGGACGTCTACCGTCTTGACGGCTATAGTGAGCCGGCCGTGGTTGGGTCCAGCTTTTCATTTCAGGAAGAGGCCATTTTCTTTGCTAGGGATAGATCGCTTGGCCGTCTGAGTGTCGGCATGTCCGGAGTTCGGGGGCTTTTTAAGGCTGGGGGCGCAGGAGTTCTTCAGCCTGGTCGGACCATAGAGAAGCCTCATGAGCAGACTGTGCCGATGCGTCATGTTGGGAATGGAGTTTTGATAGGATGAGCTTTGAAGCATATATCGTCGCTAAATTCGACTACGGGTTAGTCTGTCTTACAACTGACTCTCCAGGTGCCTATACAGTGGGTGGACAGGAGTATCTTTTCACCGACAATATAAAAGAGCTAACTCTTCCAAATCGTGAAGTTGATGTGCTTGGAAAGACTATTGCTAATCAAGTGGCTAGCTTCAGTTTCTTTGATGGGTCTATAACTCCTGGTGAGACAATGAGGGCTAGGAGTAGAAATCAGGGGGCGGCGGTTAGTGTATTTATTCTTGATGAAAATGGTTTTGAGGTTATTGCCTTTGAGGGAGAGGCCACGTCTTTTGAGTACGGATTGGAAGACCGGTGCGTGAAAGTTCAGGCTGGGGCAAAGACTACAACTGCTTTAGTGGAGTTTCCAAGGGGGTCGCTTCTTGAAGATGGGCGATTCATAAGGCGCAAAGAGCTTGATGTCCAGAATGTAACTCAGAATGCCTTTAACCAGGGAATCCAATATCTTGCATATCATATGGAGTTTAAGACGTCATTTGGGACGCCGACTGCTCCAAATGCAGGCTACACTTTTTTGAAGAAAAGTTTTGACGTAACCTCATCTGCTCAAGTTGTGCCTTCAGATGCCTTTATATTTTTCGATGACAGCGCCAGTGATTTGGCTGTCCCTGTAATCTATGGGGCAAATGAGCAGGTTCCCTTAAATGTGCTTGGGCATTATAGGGTGACTGTTGGGGGCGCCTACTTTAAAGTATTCATTTTGATAATAGCGAGCCACGATGTTATCGGAGATCCCGCCATAACTTCTTCAGCCGACTTTTCGATATCAATTAGTCAGGCAGGTAAATCCATTACGGCGGCAAACGGATACGTGTCCAGCGACAAGTTAAATCAGACGGTCGCCTACTCAACACTCCCAATTCAATTTCAGTCATCGGCATTTGAAGAGCCGACAGGCTTCTTCTCTGACTTCAATATTGAGAGTTGCTATATTAATGTGTTGCATGGAAAAAAGCGTCCAGGCGGGGCCCTTCTTAGTGGGCTAGGAGACATGCTTGACGACATCTGGTTAACATATGGCGGCAGTGATGCGAGTCAAATTGACTGGACCACCGTTTCTTCAGGCAGGGAGGATTTGAATGCTTTTGAGGTCAGCGCAGTATTTAATGACAAGCAAGAGGGTCAGACGATTGAGCGCATCTTCGGCAGTAGGATTCAGCAGCAATTTCCGATCGCCTTCGGTTATCCATTTGGGCGCCTTGCGTGGCAAAGCTTAGTACTAAAAGAGGATGCGGGTAAATATGGGAAGCTTGAGTATGGGGTAAACGCAACCAGCCGAGGCGACATCAGGGAGACCGGACGGGGCGAGATAGTAAATGAATTAAAGGTTGGGTTTGGCATTAATGGGAATAGCGGGAATGAAAGCGCAAGCGTCGTCTTCAATGCAGAAAATTTTGAGTTATCGAGGGCAAGCCTTGAAAGGTGGGGCAAAAGACCAGCGAACGCTATCAGTGTTCAGGATACACGGTCCGCATCCACAGCGTATAAAGTCGGCGCCGATTTTATAAAGAAGCGTGCAGGCGTGCGGATGACTTCATCTTATGTGAGTGACGATCTTAGCCTGGTCTATGCACCATTTATGAGCATCATTGAAGTTACAGATATCGACGCAGGCTTCGACTCAGAACCCTTCTATTTTCTTGGGCTAAAGTGGCTCGCAGACCTGACTGGATTTTCAGTCGAACTATTAAGCGTTGAAATGATTTGAGGTAAATATGAAAGAATACAATAAGTCCCAGGTGGCAGCAGGTAATGTTAACGAGTGGATGCTTCAAAAATTAGCAAGAGCTTGGCAGTCAACTCATGGGCTGGTGGCGGACGGGCTAATTGGACCAGACACGATTCAGGCGCTTTTAAATGATCGAGAGGACGAGATTGAAGGGGTTGATTGTCATCCAATATTAAGAGCCGCTCTTGAGGTGGCGGCAGAAGACGTCGGCAAGGGCGAAGTGGGCGGAAATAACTCAGGTCCGTATGTAGAGAATTTGCTTGGTCTGAAATGGGATGGGAACAATGATGACGACGGCGCCTGGTGCGCCGCCTTTGTCTCCAACTGCCTGAATTTGGGTGCAGAGAAAGTTGGGGAAGGGCTGCCTATAGCTTTGAGTTTTGGGGCGAAGGCGCTCTACAATAATATGCAGATCAAGAGTCAAACTCCCGAAGTCGGCGATGTCGTATGCTGGGACCGTGGAGCGCTGAATGACGATGGCACAAAAAGCTGGCAGGGTCATGTCGGACTGGTCGAGCGAGTTGAGGGTAACTTATTTTTCACCATAGAGGGGAATGTTGGAACTTTTCCCAGCAAGGTAAGACGCTTCCAGTACGATTTAGAAAACGAAACTCGACTCGAAGGGTTTGGTCGACTTGCCAGTCATGTGAAGACAGACGAGGGCGCCGAGGGGTCCACCGTGGAGACGGGACCAAAATTAAAGCGGGGAAAAAAGAAACGCTCTAAGCTGTCTCCATTTGAGGGGGATTGATTCCTTATGCCAGTAATCGGTTCTGGAAATATTAAATTCTTTTTCAGCCACGTCCCCAGAACTGCGGGGCGCTCATTCGTCCAGGCGATGGTGCAGAGTGGTTGTGATGTCGATTATAGGCTAAGACACGGAACTCATCCTCATGCAACTTGGGAAGAGACTCGCAAGGTTTTTGGCTCCGAGATTCCCTGCGTGGCAGTAGTGCGGGAGCCGGTCGAAAGGTTTCTTTCTGCGATGAGGTTTGAGGACCGGAGCATAGACGCGGCAGACATGAAGAAGCAGATTCGCGGAATGCGTCAACCCCCTCAAGTAGAGGAGCGCCACTTTCGACCGCAGGCAGAGTTTGTGCCGGAACATGCGCTCATCTTTAAATACGAGACCGAACTTCCCGATTTGGAAAAGTATCTAAGAGCGTTTGGTTTCATATTGCCGAGCGTAAAGATTCAGCGGATGAACTCCGGCGGATCACAGCACGATCTAAAGGGAAGAGTTGGGCTAACTAAAGTTCGGCGGTGGTACAAGCATGACTTTAGAAGGTTCGGCTATTCTTAGCGGCAGCGGGCATTTGTAGCTTGGCATATTGCTCCAAGGCTCTCAATTATTCTATTCTGACGCTTCATCATTTTGGACTGATTGGTCTTGAGGTATTGAACTTCGATTTCACCGGCTTCATGCTGTGCCTTCTTTTCGTGAACAATCAACGACCCTTCGAGACTTTTCACCGATGCCTCAACTGATTTTAATTGTGACTTGGTAGACTGGGTTTGAGTGTAGACTCCGCCTGCGCCGAAGATTACTGGCACAAGCCAAATAATTCCTTTGAGAACCTGTTCTTGGGTCATTGAAATTCTTCCAGTAATTAAAAAATGCAGCTAATTTACGAACGCAATGTATGAACATATGTATTACTATATCGAATAGTTGGGGCGTGATATACCTATCCACTATCGCGAACTTTTTTTATAAGCTTAAAACTGGCGGAGGCGTACGTGATTTTAGTTACTGGCGGAGACGGATTTATTGGCAGCCATTTTATTGAGCATGCTCTGAGCACAACTTCACATGAAATGGTGTGCATATGTAGCTGGCGCCATGACGGAATACCAGAGCGCATAAGTCAGAGCGAGTATTACAAGAAAACTCCTGAGAGAGTTAGATTTATCACTCATGATCTAACTGCGCCATTGAGCAGGATTTCACAGGAGGCGCTTGCACACGTAGAACACGTTGTGCATTTTGCCGCAGATAGCAATGTGGACCGCAGTATAATTCAGCCGGCTGAAGTTATTGAGAACAATGTTAAGGTGACTTTGAATTTGCTTGAATGGGCTAGATCTGTAAGCGGGCTGAAGTCATTTATACAAATAAGCACTGACGAAGTTTATGGCGCTGCATTTGACGATTATCATCACAAGGAGTGGGATCCCATTATCCCCTCAAACCCATATTCAGCATCGAAGGCGTGTCAGGAGGCGATCGCCATTAGCTACTGGAGAACTTTTGGAGTGCCAGTGGTTATCACCAATACAATGAATAACATCGGTGAGAAGCAGCATCCTGACAAATTCTTCCCAATGATTATTAGAAGTCTAAGGGATGGAAAGGTCATTCCAATTCACTCGGTGGACGGGGTTGTTGGTTCGAGGTTCTATCTTCACGCAAGGAATCACGCTGATGCACTCCTGGCAATAATTGAGAGGTCTTCCGAGATCCCGAACTATCCAGCGCCTGGAAGAGTTCCGCCATATGATGAGCGACCTCTAAGGCTTAACGTTGTGGGAGACAGGGAGATTTCCAACCTTGAGCTTGTGGATATGATTGCAGATATCATGAATACGGACGCGAAGTTTAAGTTGGTGGATGCTCACAGTTCTCGACCTGGGCATGATCTGCGATACGCCTTGGACGGATTCAAGATCGCCCAGTGGGGTTGGGAGGCGCCAGTGTCATTTGAGGAAAGTCTGAAAAGGACAGTGAACTGGTATCTTGAAAATATGTCCTGGCTTGATTTACCTACGGTAAAATAGGGGCATGTTCTACCAACTGAAATGCAGGGACTGTGATTTTCAATTTATGAGGTACCAGCCTGAAACCTCCACACTTGACGATACATGTGCCAGGTGTTTTTCAAACTGTCGAATGGTGGATAAATTCAGCCTTCTCAGTCAAGCTGAAGAAGCGACACAACGGGCAGCCTCTGAAGGGCAATCTTCTCCCGACTATGAGGTTCAAAAATTAAAAGACAGGAGCCTTTCGGCGCGGATGCTCCGATTGCTTTCGTCTGAGGATTTATGAACTTTAACCTTCCGACAATGAATCTGACCTCGGTGGCAGAGTCCCACGCTTCCTTAAACCATTTTGTTTCGGTGCACGCAAAGGTTAGCATTACAACTCTTGAGCCTTCCTGACTTTCACGTATGCCTCTCCTGATCCATTTTATCACGTCTCGACCATATGGAGGGTTAACCCAGATGGGTCCGAAGTTCGCAAGTTTTGCCCATTTCCCTGGCTCCAGTCCAAGTGCGTCTTCGTCGGAAGTAAGATACCTTTCGCATAAAGCGTTCTCTGAACTCGCAGCGGCGTCGAGTGTAAATCCGAACTCTCTATCTAGTCGTGCAAATAACTCTTTCGGAGTTTGCCAATCATGACGCTTGCTTGAATGGATGGCCTCCCAGTTTCCCTTGCTCATTTCATCTCCTTAGCAGCCGTCTATTTCGCACGCCAGTTCTGATCCGTGCGTTATTCTCTCAAGGCTACGCAGAACTTTCTTTGCATATCTTGTACCAGCCTTCGAGCGGTTGCATGGATAGCCACTACCATAGAGGCAGAGTGCATCCATCATAGTTTTATTATTACTAAATGACCGATAGGCTAGCACGCCAGCATGTATCAGATCGCAGTTAGAATCCTTACACCAAAACCGCTTCATTACCTGTAAGGGACCAGCGGCGCCTGAACTCTGGTTGACAGAATCAGTAAAGCCAGACTCTGTGTATCCTACCGCAGCAAGTATGAATGGGTCCACCCCTTGCCTTTGGGCTTCCACTGTTATCTCAATGCAGATTTTGTGGCGTGACTTGAATGCTCCGTCTTTCCCATATGTGTCGGCATAGGGTTGAAGCGCTGCGGAGCAAAGCGCGACAAGGCAGGCTGTATTCAAAACTCATCTCCTTTAAGGACTGCGATCATTAATATGATTAAAAAGGTGGCGCCGAGAACTTGAAGCTGAATAGACAACATGTCCATTAGTGCAAAACTCGATGCAGCTTTAGGCGCAAGGTCGAAAGCTGCTCGCTGAAGGCGTCCTTCATTCTTTGGCTAAAGTTGATTGTGCCCTCTATTCGATTGAGGGAGTCCCCGATCTCTTTATCGATTTCATCTATGTCGTAAACAACTCCATCAGAGTTTGTCATGGTCGTCTCAGTCATTGACTCAATCGAGGCAAGCCTAATGAGAAGTTCTTCCACTTTCGTCAGGGTCTGAATGCAGAACTGCAAGTTCTCTACAACTGCCGATATCATCTCAGCTTCCAATTCGGTCAAGTTATCCATTAGCCTAAATGCTTTCTCACAACTGGGGCATCTGCCCAAAGAATCCAGCACTCGTCACATACGATGAGGGGCTTCTCGGTTTTAATTTGCGGGAGTCCCCAGCCAGACGGCTTCCGTTTTGAGCATATCGCGCAAACCTTAGACTTCCTTTTGTCACTTCCTGTCTTCAGTATCCAGCGAACTTTATTCATCTCTATTGTCACCCCAGTGGCTGTACGCCTTATTCTTTACAAAAAGCCACCTTCTGCCTGTGTCGGGATTGACCGCAAATCTGCCAACTATCTCCCAGCCCTGCGCAAGAAAGTAGTCTCTAATTGACTGCTCGTCTTTGGCCCTAATGAATCCGCCGCGCATTGAGTTAATAGTCCTCGGCTTCATCAACTCTCGCCTCAGCATATACACAGTTCTCAATATGCTCCCACTCCGCCTTACTCAAGTCGTCTGCATCTACGCTTACTGCGCTTACGCTTCTTGCAGATATTTGGAGGATCGAGTCTCGATCGTCGGATATCGTGACGCCATTCTCCATCTCCGTGAAGTTGGGCGTAATATCCACGGACGCCTCGATCATCATGAAGACGGGAAAGCCTTTGGTGTCATTTTCATCAATATAACGGTCATCCACCTGGACGACTACTTCTACTCGCTTGCAGTTCATTGCATTCTCCTAAGGGTGTCTGTCTGCTCAGTTATCATATCATTAATGTGCGAACTCATCTGCCTATTGATGGTGCAAGTAAGGTCAAGCAGTTCATCGTCTGACAATCTGGCGCACCATTCAGGGCGAAGCTTTTTTAAGGCTTCATTATTGTTAGAAATTTCGGCGGCGTATCGCGCAGCCTTTATCAAGCTTTCTCTTACTGACATCATGGTCCTCCTATATAGCGTTGGCAATAATGCTAATCTTTTTTGTGACGTCATCATCAAAATTAAGTTGAGCCACGATTACGACGCTCTCCTTTAGTGACTTCATCTCTGAAACCATTCGCATCGGCTCCAGGTCTAGGTGCTCAAGTGTCATGGCGATATTCCAGAGCGAGTTGCCGCCAACTGCGCCACTATAGCAAATCTCCTTACAAAGGTTCATGAGGGCGCCCAAACGATCTCCCGAATGACCCCGAAGGATCGCCAGAGTCTCAATTGCCACGACATCGATATTGAAATTTAATGAGTTCATGCTGTCTCCAGTTTTTCGGTAAGCCCACTGCTTACATATAATTGCATCCGCGAAATGTGCGTTTTTTTTAATTAATCGGTGAGTTGTACCAGGGTGTATACATGACCCGAACTCCGCCTCTTGTATGAACTGTCTCCATGATCACCAGGTCTGAAGACAGGGCGTCATTTAAGGCTTTGTCGAACCCGTATGGGTTACCCATCCACATTCTAATCGAGGTCCGGTCCGCCGTCTCCTTGATATTGATTTCGCTGAGTGCTTCCAAGATTGCGTTTGATGTTACCTTAATCATTTCGTGTCTCCCTGCTGTGTATATAAGTAATATAGATGACTTTTATATTATGGTCAACAATATAATGGGGGGAAGTTAAAATAAATTGCGTCCGCGAAATGTGGGTTTTTTTCAAAATAAGTTCAGTATGGGCTTTTGCTTTTGTGTCGAGTACGGTGTCGAAGGTATGGCTTTAAGGAGAGGCATGAAGACAATCATCCACGTAAATCAGCACATCATTAAAGCGAACAAGAAGATCGCCGCTGAAGATGCGGCGCCTGTATTGACGGTAAAAACTTATAAGGATAACCGGTACGCTTCCGAGGCTGTCATAGTGGACGGTGAGGGAATTGAAGTTGCTCGAATCGTGTACCGTCCGAACAATCCCTTATCGTGCGGGGCTCATTGCTGGATAGAAACTCATCTCGCTGTCGAGACTAAAGTTAATTGAGGTCCATGAGTTTCGGCGAACTTCTATTCAGGAATTTCGGGCTTAATCAGTTCGAGCCACTCGATGTCTTTGGCTATGCTGAGTTCTGGGTCATGCCCATACAGGAGACTGCCCTCCCAAATCGTACTCCCATCCAAAATGGTCTGAGCGCTTGCGAAGACGTTGTCATTCCCTGTGTCGCGATAGATCCAGCCAATACCTTGCTGCCAATCCGGTCTGGTGCTGACACCTGGAACTGCCCCATCAACTCTGCACAAGCATCCAGGTGAAAGTGCGAACCTTTGCTTCAGTCCGTCTGGTCCGTGGTCTGTCGCCCAGGCAACTTCAACTCGATGAATGTGCCCACCGATGATTGATCGATGATACTTTGATAGTTGGGCGCTGACAGTTTGCCCTCCTTTACTTCTAACTATTCCGCCGTGATGTATTCTTACTGGAGTTTTGCTCCCCTTCCAAAGCCACTGGTCGGAACCAAATGGTCCGAGATAATCGATGTCTAACTGGTCGAGTCCAAGTAGGCGAGCAACGCTTAAAGCGGCTCTGTCATCATCTGCACCTCGAAGACCCTCCGCGCTTCCAGCCTTCTCAATTATCAACCTCTCCAGTCGGGCTTCGTGATTTCCCTCGACGAATAGAATCTCAGAGTTTGGGCATGACTCTCTTAGTCGGCGGCACCACCAAGCCATCTCCAAAATGGCGGGCTGACTTGTATTGATTAACTCCGCAGGTCTTGGGTATTTAGTCGACATCTCCGCCAGGTCAAGCATGTCGCCAAGCAAGATGATCTTATCGGGCTGAGTTTGGGCGCAGATTTCCCAAGCAACATCCATTGCTCTTCTGTCATGTATAGGCTCAAGCCACTGCTGACCATGCCTGCGCGATCTTCTATAACCAACTTGAGTGTCTGGAATGAGAATAACCTTTTCGATGGGACCAACTTTATTGCAGCGCTCCTCAAGGTCCAATGCGGGAATATGGACTGCACGCTGAAGTTGCTTTCCGAGTCTAGGCTCTAACTGCGCCCTGACATAGTGCATGGTTTGAACTTTGCCGTCGCCGGTATTCGCATCCCACGCTCTAGCTTGCCAAGTTGTAACCTTCCAGTCATCAGGATTGACGTCGGCACGAATCAGCAACTCATCCAAGGTGGCAACTCCACCGCTGCACCAGGCATTATCTTTTTTGATATTTAACTCCGTCTTGCTGGACGATTGAGGAGAAATTCGCTTAGTCAAAGCTTCGCCGTCTTCCAGGAACTCGGCGGGAGGTGTCGGTCCGTATCGATCGATAAATATAAGCAGGCGCTCACTTTCCCTAAATCCAAGCCTGAACCTTTTTGCAAGTCCCCTGATTCCATATCCACGTCTCACAAAAGGATCTCGGTTATCCGTGATCTCTTGTCCATACTTTCTCCACACTGTGAGCAGGGTCGGCGTCGTCTTCATGCTTGTTCTCTTTAATTATTGTAGGCGGGATAAATTATAACCGATCGTATAAGGATAAGCCTACCCATCGGCACATTGGTCTACATTGTGGTTGACTGTGTGCAGCAACTGTGTTTTGTGTCGTTTGTGTCTCGCAGGGAAATGGGCTTGCTACCCATCTTCAGAACAGTTAGGGTGACGCCATGGCAAGAACGGACAGCGTAAAGCTAAATATTGAATTAGGCAGAAGTCTTCGTGAGCAATTGCGAGCAGACGCCGAGCGATCATGTCGGAAACTTAGCTGGCAGCTAAATTTCTATATCCAATTGTCTCTGGATCACCCTCCACTTACAGTGAAACCAGAAGAAACCTTAGATGACAATGATGGACGAATGACCGCTTACCTAAAAGAGGATGTTTGGAATACGCTCCAGGATATGGCGATTGAGCGGAAATGCAATCTCAGCGCAATGGTTCGTTCTTGCCTACTTCACGGCAGGCAGATAGAAAGGTGGATTCATGTTGAGGGTAATGACCTTCGGTGATCAAGATGCGGCCCGTATTCTTATCGCAGAGTTAGCTGCAAGGGCGGTCGAGGATGTTTTATATATTCTCGACAGTGCGACAGGTCCGGAGGGGTCTGACAATATTGACCCTCCGCCATCGCCAGAAATAGCTAAAGCCTATAAAGAGTTCAGGGATTGGTTCGGACCGCAAGTTGGCGCAAGCATTCAGAGCCTGGTGGTTGGGCCACTATTGTCTCGACTGTCAGTTGATTCTGACGGCAGGGCATACGTGGACGATCAGGAGGTTACATCATACGCTCCAGGGATTGACCGACTAAGCAGCAGGGTCCAGTGGCTAACTGATGAGACCCCAAGCCTTATACAAACTTACGGTCAGTTATCCGAGGACGAGGCAGACTCGGCAATGGGGATCGTCTCCACTATGACGGGGCTCGACCTTGAGGACGTGGATGATCGAGCAATCGCTTTGGAAATGCTTCCTGAACTTGAGCGGTGGTTCATGTATAGCAACCCAGGCGCCAAAATTCTACGAGGCGACAAGGAGGCAGTTGAGGATCTCATTGCCTCAACTCAGGCACTCCGAACCAAACTTGCTGAATACGAATTGAAGCGTGAGGACGCCTTGGCAGCATACGAGTCTGGCAAGGACGAAGTGGACGTCGAGGAGTTGACCAGGGAACTCCATCGAGTTGAAGCGCAAATCATAAAGCATGAAGACAAATTAACGAAACTTGAGAAGCGTCAGGCTGGGCTGGTCGAAAAGATTGGCAGTGTCTAGGTCGCCCACTCCCTCATGGTTTTCTGAAAGATTCTCTACGTGGAAATCTACAAGGGCGCCGAAAGTCAAAAGACCGATCTGCGATATTTGTGGGCAGACCATGAGCATCACAAAAGACGGGCCAATTTGCTATAGGTGTATTGAATGAAGGCAAGACCGCTTGGCAACTATGTTGCTGTGTGTCCGACAGGGCAAACTAAAGGAAATGAACTTACGACCGTGGGCGGAATACTTCTGTCCATTGAAACCCGAACTCACCGAAACTTCATTTCGGGAATAGTCTTGGGGGTCGGGTCCAGAGTTCCGGAAGATGTGTCAGTTGGAGACACAGTTTTGTACGAGGCGCAGAGCGCACATGAATCACAGGCTGCTCCAATAGATGCCGAATGCTTTGGAGGAGAAAAGGGGTTGGACGCTTACTTAATTCCTGTATACTCCGGCGCATTGGTTAGCTCGGCCGACCTGGAGGAACAGCTAGTTAGGCACCAAAGAGACATTGAGCTTCTAAGCGTAAAAGCCGAGAAAGGCTGGTTAGACCCGACTGACGTCGAGAAACTTGGATTTCATGAGCGGTCAATAGCATTGCTTACAGAGAAAAGAAGGGGTCGAAGCCGTAATGGTGAACGACGCAAAAAGGGAGACACCGCAAAAGGCAGCGGGGTCGTCGCAATCATAAAACCATAGGAGAAGGCATGTCAGTTAATAATAGTGAAGTGGACGGGGTAATTGCTCCAGCAGTTCCAGCAAGTGAGTTAGAGGAAGCGGCAAAGCAAACAAAAGTTGACGAGGGCGACAAGGTTCAGCTTATCGCCATGACGATGAAGGGTAACTCCAAAGTTCAGATCCCAGTGGCAAGGGGATTCAAGTTTGTGACCGTCCCAGCACTCGGACTGAGCCCAGACGTCACGTCATCATGGGCCAAGAAGATTATGACAGCGAAGCGTGTCAATAACCGTCTAGTTCGCCCACCTTTAATCTGGCACCTTCGACCCCAGAAGGCGCCGAAGCGAGCAGAGGCTAAGTTCTTTGAGCGTGAGGGTCGCCGATTCAATACTGACATTTATGCTCCTCCAGAAGGGTTGACTATTAACGGGCGAATCATTTATCACAGCGTCTCCCAGGGGCAGCATTTCATCAGTCGAGTTTTACGCACTAAAGAAGCCATCCATCGCTTTATAGTGGAGTTCGATACTCGTCCCGATGTGGCAGCCTGGGGTAATTATGTTATAACCCAGAAGGAAGCCGAAGAGCGAGAGAACCTCGGCATAGCAAATCGAAGCGGAGCGGTGGTTTAAGATGATTGAGAATCAAGCAGGACAGCGGGCTTACCTACGTCGACAGGTGGGGCACCAAGAAGACACGGCGCTTATAAGCGACAACCTGCTTGATGATTGTCTGGCGCAGGCGCTTAGGCAGATCAATCAGACTTTTGCTATCGAGGCAGTTTCGAGTTTTGATACGGTGGCAAATCAGCAGAACTATGATCCGCTGCCCGCTGGCGCATTCGCGCTGAAGAAAGTGTTCTACCCAACTGGATGTACGCAGGTAGCATACCCAGAAGGGTTTATGAATTATTTCAATCTTCTTCAAAACTCGGAAGTTGTGGACGAGATGGGACGTCGGCGGGTATATGAGCCCAGCATAGTAGTGGGATTCCAGCAGCAAATCGAGTTCTTCAATCGCCTGTATTCTAATGGCGCTTATAAGATGAATGATACGACGGTGTATCTCGACCCAACTCCAAGAACTGCGGGACATGATGTCTTCTTTACTTATTTCATGGAGCGGTACGCAACTGTAGAGTTGGTGTCTGACATTCATGTCGAGCCTTACTATGCTTTCGCCCTTGCAATGCTCCACCAGGCGCTTTCTGTCGGACGCGGCGCTCTAACTGGTGTCAATAGTTCGGGCGGAGTGAATATGACCACCAAAGCTTCCAGTCATCACATGATAATGTCTGAGCGGATGATGGAAAGGTTCAATTCATTCAAGCCACCACTGAAACCTGGGCGGTCGTGGCAGTAGAGGACTATTATAGAAAAATCAAGAAGCCGGTAAAACTCCCAGGGAGGCTTCAGGCTCTATCGGTCGGCGATTATATCCGAGCCGATATTGCAACTACTTTTCCTATCAAAACTAAGCGCTGCCTAGACAATGCGGTCCACTTTAATCGGCTCGGCTTAGATGAAAGCGAGTTTGGATTGAGCGTACTTATCTCCCCAATGAGCAGGCGTAGAACCAGAAATCCAGTTAGAAGTGAAGTTCGCTTTTGGTGCCACAGTGAAGCCTATCGGGATTCTTCATTTCTACAAATGGCTGAAAGTGCGTCAGATGCTGACGTCATCTTAACTCCTGACAATGAAAAGCCAGACCCCATCTGGATCAAGAAGGTCTCGGAGCGGTCAACTTGGCGAGGATGGAGCAGCGAGTCAGGTCCGGTAATGATGCCCAGTGTAGAGCCAATATCAAAGACGGCGCCTAGAGTTGGAGTTGTCATAACTGTCTATAATAAGCCAGACAGATTCGTGCCGTGCCTAAAGAGCATCGAGGAGAACACGATTTATCCGCTCATGAATGAAGACGTGTTCGTGATGGATGACGGCTCTGACAAATACAGCAAGGAAAGGATTTCTTCCTTTCCATTTAGGCACATCTTTCACCCGAACATGGGATACCTCAAAACTGTGAATCGCGGAGTAGATACAGCATTTGCCGCCGGATGTGATCTTGTGGTTATCGTAAATTCAGATGTGCTTGTGACCAGAGGCTGGCTTTCAGCGATGGTCAGATGCAACCTTAGAACTGGTGCCCAGTTAGTCAATCCAATGTGCAACCAGCAGGCGGCGATATCCCTTCCTCTTGCTGACGAAAAGTCCTGGGGATTTCCAAGGTTGCCAGGCAGAACTAATTATATACAAGCGGCACTATACGCCAGCCTGATGCCACCGAACTATCCAGACGCAGTAACAAATGTTGGGCAGTGCATGCTCATCGACAAGCCCGCCTGGATTGATCACGGACCATTTGACGGAGACATCTATGGGAATGGTTACGGAGAGGAGTGCGAACTTTGGGCAAGGGTTCGAAGCAAGTTCGGCAGATGCGCGGTGGCTGATGATGCTTACGTCTATCACGAAAGCCACGGAACTCATGAGACTGGGAGCGACCAGCAAGAGGTTGGAGCAAAACTCTTTATAAGTCGATGGAGAGAGTTGTACGGGAAGGAAGCAGTCAAGATTAAGACGTGGCATCAAAAGTGTAGACCTCTTCGAAGCGTCGCCCTCACAAGCAAACCTGACGGGTGCCCAGTTAGATTCGTGGCTTTCAATATCGGACCATATGGAGGCGTCTACTGTGTACTTCGCTTGGTCGATGAACTTGTGAAGCGGGGGCTCAATGCAAGCGTGGAGCACTGCATTAAGCAGGAGCATACATTTAAAATGCTGGCTGGACCAAACCCTCACCGTGACGCAACCAGCATGAGGCGGCTCGGCAAAGACCCAAATACGGCAGAAGGGGTCATTGTCGCAACTCACTGGTTCACAGGTGAGTTGGTTAGAGATATGCTTAATCGTGAGGAGTCATTCGTGCCAATGGCATTCTGGCAAGACAGGGAGGACTGGTTTACAGAGAAAAGCGGTAAGCCGTCTCTCCGTAAATCCAGCATAGAACTTTACCCGACGATTCCAAATCGAGTTGTAAATGCAGACTGGGTAGGCAGAACGGCTAAGTCTGATTTAGGCATAGATTCTTATACCCATATTCCAGTCGGTGTAGATGTTGAGCGATTTCACCCATCCAGCAAGCCAGTGAACCCTTCCCAGGTAAGAGTTTTGGGAATGTATAGACCCAGCACTCCCAGACGAGGCGGAAAGCGCTTACAGGCGATTTACGAGGGGCTGCGTGAGAAATACGGCAAGCGGTTAAGTTTGGAGACGTTCGGCGAGCCTTGTACTTTCGGAGATGTAAATTACGGGGCACTGAGTCAGGATCAGGTTGCTGTGGTAATGCGGTCCATAGATATAGTTGTGGAGCCAAGCGAGTACCAGGGCTTTGGTTTGCCTGGTCTTGAGGCGCTGTCTTCCGGTGTGGCGCTGGCGACTACCGACAATCGAGGGATCGATGAGTATGGAGTTCATCGTCATAACTGCCTCATAGAGAAAGACGGGTCCACGCTAGCGGAGAACATTTGCGAATTAATTGAGGACGCTGAACTTCGGAGAACTCTTGGGGGCGCAGGACGGCAGTCTGCTCTTAGGTTTTCGTGGGACAGGATCGGGGACCGGTGGTTCAGCGAGATTGGGCGTGTCTACAATTCCAGCGAGTTCAGCAAGTATGGCGGAAGTTTCTAGTACACAATGGGCTCTGGGTCAGCTATGATCATCTCGCTTGTTTGCTTGGCGAGCTTTTGACCGGCGCTGCTTTTCTCTCCGTTAGGTAGTGCCGGTCTTTTTTTATGCGTAGGGAATGGTTTTAAGATGATTGAGCAGATCGGTGTCCATAGGGTGAAGCATGGAGATGTAACTAAGGGAATCGATGACCTCATGAAGGGGGAGTCGGCAGACATCGTTTACAGTGATCCACCATGGGGAACTGGCAATGTAAAATACTGGCATTCAATCAATAAGCGTCAGACGGGCGATGTAACCACCGGACAGGATTACTCCGAGTTCTTGAACTCCGTCTTCGGTGTCATTAAAAGATACGCCAAGAACATCGTCTTTATCGAGGGCGGCAATCAGTGGATAAATCAGGAGATTGAGACTGCGAGAAAGTTTGGGATGAGGCTGCATACAACCATCGACCTAAATTATCGGGCAGGATCTAAGTTGCTCCCAATGCACCTCAATATTTTCTACAAAAATGAGCGCCCGAAGGTCAGTCAAGAGTATCTTGCTGAACTAGGGGCATCGATGGGGGCAAAGACCGCAAGGTTAGCGATTGCGCCTTTTGCAAAAAAGGGCGGCATCATTCTCGATCCATGCTGCGGGATGGGATACACGGCGAAAGCCGGAGTTTTTCATGGGATGCACTTTCGAGGGAATGAGTTAAACTCCCACAGGCTGAGCAAGACGAAGGCATTCCTGAATAAGAACTTGGGAACCTGACTACCAGTCGTAGATCACCTTTGGTCGCCCTACGTATATATGCACCATCCCACTAAGCCGTTCCAAGTTTTCAACGGACGTGAATCTAACTCGCTTCACATCGGATCTGGAGTTCACCCAGTCAAAGACTGAATCGGCATCCTCCGGCTTACATGCCCAAGCCGCTGTGCTGCCACCGTAACGGCTTGTGGCGTCAGCACAAAGTGATGAGACGTCTCTGGCCGCTATGATGACCGTATGAGTACTCATCTGTTCTTCACTTCTATCGTCTTTCCACATTTCCATCTCGATCTCCTTGTGTGTCCCAGTTGGGAGGGTAGTTGTTGATTAGGCTTCAAGAGCCTCGATGATTTGCGCCTTGAGAGCAGCCTTCGCGCTTGCCGCGCTCTGGATAATCGTTCCGCCGGAGTATCGAGAGCCGGCGCGAACCTCTGCGGAGAGATGGTATCCATTTACCGTGGTGCTATAATAACGAACCAAAGTTCGCTGGCTTCCGCCATTGGTGTAAAATTCGTCAGTGTTGGCTTCCATCTTGCCGATCGAAATCCACTGCCCTTCACGCTCAACAAGTACATCGTGAGTTGGTGCGGACCACTTATTTGCTTTGATTGCTTTTCCGAATTTGATTTGGTTGCTCATTTTGTACTCCGTTTTTTTATTTTCTCTGCTCTCTATATAAACAATATAGTACCATTTTATATTATGGTCAACTAAATAAGTGAGATAAATAAAAATAATTTACGCGGTAAGTTCGATCATGCTCATCGGGTTGCGTCGGTCGCCCTCGTCGCTTCTAAGCTGCGCCACATTAATGAAGGGGTTGCTGTGAGTAGCCTCCCACATGCAGTTGAAGGGGAATCTCTTGAACTTCGCTTCAGTTCCGCTTCTATAGGTGCTTGCCTCGAATGTGAAGGCGATGACGCCATTGACCAAAAGCTCAAAGTTTTGGTGGGCACTGAAGGTTGGCCCCTCGGAATCGTCGGAGGAGTATTGCTTAACCTCGTCACCCTTGACGAGAGTTACCTCATTCTCAAACCCACACTTAAAAGTCAGGAATGCGTCAAGGTGTGCAGTGAATCTCTCAACTCCACCCTTCATCGTCATGCACGACGTCTCGCCGTTATGGGTAAATCGAATGAAGGTGTGAAGTTCGTCAGAGTCAATCTCCACATAAAGAGTTCCCGTCTTGGTCTTTGCACAAGAGTCACCGTCTGCCGATAATTCGTTCCAGATTCCGTTTGCCAATTTGGTGAATGCTGTAGTCATTTGATGTCTCCTTGTTGATTCCCTCTGCTCTATATAAACAATATAGTACCATTTTATATTATGGTCAACTAAATAATGAAGACAAATGGAAATACTTTAGGCTGCAACTTCCACCA